AGAGATGGTATCACTCCATTCAACCCAGTAGAACTTGATAGAGAGATTCCTGCTGTCCCTCCCACTGTAAATCCTGTAGTTCCATTTTCAAAGCCAAAAGCAAAATTCATAAGAAGAGATGGTAAAGTATTTTTAAAAGTTATTGGAAAGGGTAAAGCAAATATTGGTTTTAAATTAAAAGTTGATGACAACCTTAGAACCTCTGGAGTATTTGCAAAGGAGATAAGAATTAATGCAGATGGCACACCTGTTAGATTAAAGAGAGATATTAATGTAAGAAATGGATCCTTAGTCGGAAGAGAAAAAGAAACCATCCAGGGGGAGGGAACTTTTACAGCAGGTAGAGAATATGAAGTCAAATCTATTGGAGGATCTGCAACATCTGGATTTGAACCTGTAGATAAAACTATTGTTTTTGATGATAATATTGATAATGGTCTTGATAATAATGGAGAACTTGAGATTAGATTTATCAAACCTGTTGATCAACCTAAATCCCAACCACCAAAACCTCCTAAGAATGGTAGAAATAATTCATCTAATAAAAATTTAGATGATGCGGTAGGTTCTTGTGATGACTATGCAGGAACTCATGAGATTGTTTGGAAAGATATAAAATTCCCTGCATCAGGAACTTATACAGTCGATGTTCAGGTAGACGATAATGTACGCTTAGAAATTTTTAACAAAAAATTCCAAGCACAAACATTAGAGGTCAAAGGATTTAGAGGTCCAGGAAAATCTAATGGACTACAAACATTTGCATTAGAAGTTCAAAAGGGAACTTACACAATTAAAGCATTCTTGCAACAGATTCCTGGTAAATCAATCTATGCGGGTAATCCGATGGGACTCGCTGTCAATATTAAAACTGCATATGTTACAGTTCAGAAAGAAGTTACGCTTCTTCGATCTTGGAATCAAAATCCTTTTGGTGCTGCTTTGACGATTCAAGCTCCACCACCACCAATTCCTCAAGAACCAATAGATGAAACGGCAACTGCAGGGCCCTGCCCACCAAATCCAATTTGGACCACAAGACACCCAGACTCTTCCGATCAATGGCATCCAGTGACTCATCGCTTTGCTAGCGGAAGAAGATCATGGAGTAGATTTATGAATCGTTATGCCATGTCACCTGTTCTTCCTATTGGAACTAAAGGTAGTGGATATAGTGGATCACAATGGAGTAATACCTGGACTGCTAACATCCCATACACTGGTTTCTATGTCTTCAAAGGAACCGTTGATAATTTTGCTGATGTTACTATTACTCAAGACCCCGATAGCAGTGAAGTTTTAGAGATTACCACACAAGAAGTTAAAAAAGTTAATGGATTCCGCACGGAAAAAGATAATCTCACAATTAACAAAATATTCCTAGAGAAAGGTAAAGCTAAAATTGATATTACAGTCAGAAATGGAGAGAGAATTAAATACAAGCAAGTCACCAAGAAAGTATTCAATACTAAAGATTGGGTAACAAAACCCACTGAAAAATCTTCCAAAGTTAATGTTGATTTTGATGTTTATGGACAGGGATCAAAAAGAAATATGGGATTGAAGTTTATCTTCAAGGAGAAAGGTGGTAAGGATACATTTACAATTGATAATGTTGCTACTAATGAAGCAGTAGAGACTATTAAAAAAAGAGTTAAGCGTAACACAGATTATAAGGTCACTGCGATTGCCACTGGAACTTTCTCCGAAAAGAATACAACAAATGAATTTAATATTAATTATGTTGAATTAAATCCATCAAATGAATCCATTAGAGTTGTTAGTGATGGTAAAAAGATAGAACTTAAAGATGGAAAGGGTAATGATGCTAATGTTGAGTTTGAGATTAGATCAACTTCTCCAGGGATGACTGCTAAATTCTCTAATGATGGTAGAAGATTAAAAGTAAATGGAAAAGGTGATGTTACTATTAGGATAAAGTATGATGATAATCCAAATTATGCTGGTGAAGCTGTTCGATCAATATCAATCGCTGGTACAACATGGAGAAAAGAGAGTACGGAATATGGAGAAGAAACCAAAACACTCAAAATTGGTAACTCAAACTTTGGTGTTACATCTGGGGCATCTTCTACAAAAAATATTTCATTCAAATTCAGTCATGATGATGCAACCCAAGGTAATAGAATAAGAATACCTGCACTTAATATTGATTCTGCTAAACCTTCAGGAAACAAAGGCCCCTTTAATCCTGAAGAAGTTACTACTACGATAGAAACAGGAAAAGTATATGAAGTAGAATTTGTAACGGAGAATAAAGCATTCTTAAGACTCAGGGATAATGGGAAAAAAATTGAGTGTAATGATAATACTGATAGTGACCATAAAGACGCAATCATAAGAATATCTGATGGAACATTCTTCGACCTTGTAAATGGAGGAGAAAACGGTCAACCACAAAATATTGGTAAAGCAAAATTTAGAGTTGGAAGTGCATTTACACAGACAACTACAACTACTACTAGTAATCTAGTTCCAGAACAAGGTACATCAAAAGTCTTTGGTAGAGGAAAGAAAGGAACTGAGAGCAACATACCTGGTCAAATTATTTTTGCAGACATCATCGGGTCTGCAAATGATAATGATGATATGCAGATTAGATGTAGTAGAGGTATCTTTACCCCATCTAATAAGAGGAAAAATATAAAGGGAACATCGGGTCAAGGGACTCAAAAGAGAAACACTTGGGATCTTACATTTAGAGTTGATGCTGATGAAGAAACTGTAGCAGAACCAATTAGCAGTATTGGTGAAGGGTTTGGTAAATATACTACGTTAAATAAAGAACTCTCTAGATCAGTTACTACTGGAGGCCCCACTCCTAACAGCGCACCTGTTATTCTAAATCCAACCCTTGCCACATATAGAAACGGATCACTTGGTCCATTCTTATCACCATTTTTCCCAAGTGGAACAAGAGAAGGTGGTAGTAATCTTCAAGGTAGAACTTGGGATATGGTATGGGAGAATGTTGATTTCCCAATTGCTGGTGATTATAAGATGGAAATTGAGGCAGACGATACTCTAGAAGTTTTCATAGGCGAAAATTTAAGTGACAGTTTTGGTAGTGAGGGTTATAAATCTGTCGGAAAAACGAGGGTCACTAAGGGGGTTGAAGTTTTTGCCTTTAATGTTCCAAATCCTGGAAAGCGTGATATTAAATTAATCTTACAGAATATTAATATACCTGGAACCACTTTCCAACAGAATCCTACTGTTGCAGCTTGTAAAATTACCTGCGAAATCCCTGTAGAAGTTGCAGATACAAGATCGTGGTTAATCAATCCTGTCGGCATCAGTGCGGTCCTTCTTGCTCCTCCTTGTCAGAGAAAAATTGAGGGTAGGGGAAAGGTAGAACAGGTTACTATTGTTGAACCAGGAAATACTTATCCTGCAACTGGAAGTGGAGGTCCTGGTGTTCCCAGTGAAGTTACCATCACAGAGATTACTACAGATAAACCTGGAATTGGGTATACTCCTGGAGATCTTGTCTGTGTTGAAAAGGAAAATGGAACAAAGCAATGTTTCTCACCCACTCTTGGAGAATTTGGAAAGATTGTTGGTGTTGG